CGGCCGGAAGCGATACGACAAGCTGCTGGTCACGCGCGACCGCGAGACGAAAGCGATGGGCGACAAGGCGACGAAGCTGCGCCTGACGAACCAGTCTCGCTACACGCCCCAGGCCGCAGCGACTGCGGCGAAGAACACCGGCGGCTCCGCGAAGCCGTGGGAAATGACAGGTTGAACCGGGCCCAGCGCAACATCGCTTGGATTGAGCGGTATTGCAGGGTTCCCGAAGGCCGGCTGGTGGGTCAGCCGGTAGTGCTGCGCGAATGGCAGAAGGACATCCTTCGCCGGATCTACGGAAGCCCGACTCGCCGCGCGATCGTCAGCTTCGGCCGGAAGAACGGCAAGACGGCGCTCGCGTCGTTCCTGTTGCTTCTCCACCTGTGCGGCCCGGAGGCCCGGCCGAACTCGCAACTCTATTCGGCGGCGCAGTCTCGCGAGCAGGCATCGGTGTTGTTCGCCTTGGCGGCGAAAACGGTGCGGATGTCGCCGGACCTGAACGCCGTCGTGGTGATCCGGGATACCGCCAAGCAACTTTTCTGCGCCGATCTGGGCTCGCTGTATCGGGCGCTGTCGGCGGAGGCTTCGACGGCCTACGGGCTTTCGCCGGTCTTCATCGTTCACGACGAGCTGGGCCAAGTGCGCGGGCCGCGGTCGGAACTCTACGAGGCGCTGGAGACAGCGTGTGCGGCCCAAGAGGAACCGCTGTCGATCGTGATCTCGACGCAGGCGCCCACGGAGGCGGACCTGCTGTCGGTCCTGATAGACGACGCGGAGAAGGCTCGCGACCCGAAGGTGAAGCTGGCGCTCTACACGTCAGACCCAGACGCCGACCCATTCGACGTTGAGACGATCAAGCAGGCTAACCCGGCGTTCGGAGATTTCCAGCAGGCCGAGGAAGTGCTGGCCATGGCGGCAGACGCCAAGGCGATGCCGAGCCGCGAGAACGAATACCGAAACCTGATCCTGAATCAGCGTGTCGATGTCAGCACCCCGGCAATCAGCCGGAGCCTGTGGGAGGCCAATGCTGGCGACCCGCTAGAGGACTGGGGAAGCGCCCCGGTCTATGCGGGACTCGATTTATCCGCGACATCCGATCTGACCGCCTATGTCAAGATGGCGTGGGTCGAAGGGAAGTGGCGGGTCAAGCCGACCTTCTGGCTTCCAGGCGCGAACATCGCAGAGAAGTCACGCGCCGACCGGGTTCAGTACGATGTCTGGGCCGAGCAGGGCCTGCTCCAGACCACGCCCGGCAAGGCGATCGAATATGAGTGGGTGGCGTACCGGCTGGTTGAGGACATCAAGGCCGGGAACGTCGCCAAGATCGGCTTCGACGAGTGGAACTGGAAGTTCCTCCGCCCCTGGCTGATCAAGGCCGGGCTCACCGAGGACGAGGTCGATGCGATCTTCGTCCCGGTCCGTCAGGGCTACAAGACAATGTCTCCGGCCTTCCGGGATCTGGAGACGGCGCTGCTTTCGGAAAAGCTGGCGCACGGCGGGCACCCCGTCTTGACGATGTGCGCCGCTAACGCGGTGCTGACCACCGATCCGGCGGGAAACCGGAAGCTAGACAAATCAAGAGCGGCGGGCCGGATCGACGGACTTGTGGCTCTTGTGGACGCCTTCGCGGTGGCGCCGTCCGAACCTGAAGCTGGCCCGTCTGTTTACGCCGGCCGCGGACTCCTGATCCTCTGAAGGAGGGCCGATGGCAATCTGGGATCGCTGGTTCTCCAAGGCTCCGGCCCCGCAACCGCGCAACTCGTACCAAGACTCGGGCGGCGGGGTTCTGATCACGACCTCCGACCAACTGGCGGAGGCCCTGAAGACGGGCTCGCTGTCGGCCTCCGGGGCGAGCGTGACGCCGAACTCAGCGATGCGGGTTGCGACTGTCTACGCCTGCGTTCGGATCATCTCGGGCGCCGTGGCGACCCTGCCGCTGGACATCAAGCGCCGGAAGGATGCGAAGACCCGAGAGGACGCGTCCGACCATTCCCTGTGGACCGTGATCCGCCGCAAGCCGAACCGCTGGCAGACGCCTTCGCAGTTTCGCCGGATGATGCAGGCTCACCTGCTGCTGCGAGGCAACGCCTTCGCCATGAAGGTGGTCTCGCGCGGCGAGGTCGTTGAACTGATCCCGCTTCACCCGGACCGGGTCGAGCGCAAGCAACTGGACGATCTGTCGCTCGAATACACCTACACCCGCAAGGACGGCCGCAAGGTCAGGCTGGCCCAGGCCGATATGTTCGACCTGGTCGGGCTGACGCTGGACGGGGTCAACGGCGTTTCGGCCATCACCTACGCACGCGAGACCATCGGCCTGTCGCTGGCCATGGAAGACCACGGCTCAACGACCTTCCGGCACGGCGCCCGCGTAAGCGCCGCCCTGTCGCACCCGAACAAGCTGGGGCCGGATGGGCAAGAGCTTCTGCGGTCCAGCCTCGACGCCTTCCGCTCTGGTGGAGAGCAGGAAGGCAAGACCCTGATCCTCGAAGAGGGGATGACCTACACGCCCATGGCCATGACGGCCGAGGATGCGCAGTGGATCGAGAGCCGCAAGTTCTCGCGAACTGATGTCGCCATGTTCTTCGGCGTTCCGCCGCACATGATCGGCGACACGGAGAAGTCGACTAGCTGGGGAACCGGCATTGAGCAGCAGTCGATCGGCTTCGTTGCCTATACGCTCGAAGACCACCTCACCATGTGGGAAGAGGCGATCAACCGAGACCTGGTGCCGGAGAGCGAGGCGACCATGTACGCGCGGTTCAACCGCGGCGCTCTGGTCAAGGGTGACCTGAAGGCCCGCTGGGAAGCGCACGTCAAGGCCCTTCAGTGGGGCGTCTCCAGTCCGAACGAAATCCGCGCCCTCGAAGACCAGAACCCTCGCGAAGGCGGCGACATCTTCTATCCGCCGCCGAACACGGCCGGCGGCAACACCGATGAAGGAGAGCGCGATGAGCCTCCGCAAGCTGCCTGAAGCCAAGGCGTTTCAGAAGCCGTCCAACTTCCAGTGGGACGCGCCGTCTGACGTTCTGGCGAAGTGGGCCGAGAGCCTGCAAGCGGCTGAAGCCGACGACCCCAACACGGTCTCGATCTACGACGTGATTGGCGAGGACTGGTGGACCGGCGGCGGGTTCACGGCCAAGCGCATGGCCGCCGCGCTTCGGACGATCGGCGCCAAGGATGTGACGGTCAAGATCAACTCGCCCGGCGGCGATATGTTCGAGGGCATCGCGATCTACAACCTGCTGCGGGATCACCCCGCGAAGGTGACGGTCGAGGTGATGGGCTGGGCCGCCTCGGCCGCGTCGATCATCGCCATGGCCGCCGACGAGATCAAGATGGGCCTCGGCACCTTCATGATGGTTCACAACGCCTGGGGTGTGGTCGTCGGAAACCGCCACGATATGCGCGACGGCGCGACCCTGTTCGACGGCTTCGACAGCGCCATCGCCGACATCTACGAGGCCCGCACCGGCATGGACCGGAAGGCCATCGTCAAACTCATGGACGCGGAGACCTTCATGGGTCCGTCGGAGGCCGTGGAAAACGGCTTCGCGGACTCCATCGACAGCACCCGCACCGAGGCGACCGCCAAGGCCGCCGGAACCCCTGATCGGACCGTTATGGCCCGCCGCAGAACGGAGGCCGCCTTGGCGAAAGCCGGCGTCTCCCGTCACGACCGTTCGGAGATCCTCTCCGAGCTGACCGCGACCCCGCGTGATGCAAGTCGCTCCACCCCGGCCGAGCGCGATGCAGGCCAGTTCGCTGCCGCTGCCCAGCGGCTCATCGACTGCATGAAACCGGCCTAGGAGGGCCACATCATCATGAACACCCAACCGAACCGCATCCGCGGCGTCGTGTCCGCTCGCGCGGACGCCAACCCTGTCGAACTCATCGGCGAAATCCAGAAGACGTTCGCCGCCTTCCGCGAGGCCAACGACAAGGAACTGGCCGACCTGAAGAAGGGCCAGGCCGACGTCGTCCAGACCGAGAAGGTGGACCGCATCAATGCGGAAATCACCGCGCTCAAGAAGGACATCGACGCCGCCAACGCCAAGGCCGCCGCTGCCATCGTTGGCGGCGCCGGCAAGGACGTGGACCCGGACAAGGCCGCTCACGCGACCGCGTTCGACCGCTTCTTCCGCAAGGGCGTGGACAACGGCCTGCACGACCTCGAAGTCAAGGCCGCGCTTCGCACCGACTCCGACCCTGACGGTGGCTATCTGGTTCCGGAAGAGACCGAAGCCGGCATCGACCGCGTTCTCGGCACCGTCTCGACGGTCCGATCGCTCGCGCGCGTCATCAACATTTCGGGCGACACCTACAAGAAGCTCATCAACATGGGCGGCGCCGGTTCCGGCTGGGTAGGTGAGCGCGAGTCTCGCACCGAGACCGACACCCCGGTCCTGCGAGAAATCGCCGTCAACGCGCACGAACTCTACGCCAACCCCGCCACCACCCAGAAGGCCCTGGACGATGCCCGCATCGACATCGCTGCATGGCTGGCCGACGAGGTGAGTATCGAGTTCGCTGAGCAGGAGGGCTCTGCCTTCGTGACCGGCGACGGCGTCAACAAGCCGCGCGGCCTGCTGTCCTACACCAACGTCGCCAACGCGTCGTATGCGTGGGGCGGGCTGGGCTACATCGCCACCGGAGAGGCTGCGGTGTTCAAGACCCCGACCGCTTCGGTGTCGCCGGCTGACTGCCTGATCGACCTCTACTATGCGCTGAAGTCGGGCTACCGGAACGGCGCGTCGTGGCTGATGTCGGACGCCACCATGGCAACCGTGCGGAAGTTCAAGGACGCGGACGGCGCCTACATCTGGGCACCGCCTGCTGCCGGGGCCGAGGTCGCCACCATCCTGCAGAAGCCCGTCTACAACGACGACAATATGCAGGCTGTCGGCGCGGGCGCGTTCCCCATCGCGTTCGGCAACTTCAACCGCGGCTATCTGGTCGTGGACCGCATGGGCGTCCGCGTCCTGCGCGACCCGTACACCAACAAGCCGAACGTCCATTTCTACACCACCAAGCGCGTCGGCGGCGCCGTGGTCAACTTCGAGGCCATCAAGCTTCTGAAGGTCGCCGCTTCGTAAGGCCAGACGGCGGGCGGCTCCGGTCGTCCGCCACCCCTTCTTCATTTCCAAACTGAAAGGAGCTGGTCTCATGAAGGACCTGCACAACAACATCACGGTGCTGCCCGCCATCACCCCCCAAGCTGTCGCCACTTCCGGCATCGCGGGCGGCAAGCTGTCGGCCATCCTCGACCGCCAAGGCTATGACTCGGCGGAGTTCATCTTCAACTACGGCACCACGGCCACCGCGGCCGACAAGATCGTGCCGGTGATCTATGAAGCCGCCGCCACTGGCGACAGCTTCACTTCGGTCGCCGACGCGGACCTGCTCGGCAGCGAGGCCCAGGTGACCATCACGGCCGCCGGCGCCAAGCGCATCGGCTATGTCGGCAACAAGCGGTATCTGAAAATCCGCCTGTACGGCATCGGTCACGCCACCGGCATTGTTGCCGCGTCGCTGGTCCTCGGCAACCCGACCTCGGCGCCCACCGCCTGATGCCGGTCTCTGATGTGATCGCACCCGAGGCCCCGGTCGCAAGGTGCGATCACGTCGCCATCCTTGGCCTCGGCCCGTCGCTCGCCGCCTTCCTGGAGGTTGCGAAGCGGGCCGGGGGCAAGAATGGCTTTTGCGATGAAGTCTGGGGGATCAACGCGGTCGGCAACGTGTTCGCCTGCGACCGCATCTTCCACATGGACGACCTGAAGGTACAGGAAGCCCGAGCGGCGGCCAGGCCCGACAGCAACATCGCCACGATGGTCGAGTGGCTGAAAACCCACCCCGGCCCGATCTACACCTCGCGCCTGCGCGCCGGCTATCCGGGCCTGGTCGAGTTCCCCCTTGAGGACGTGCTGAACGCCGGCCACGACGGCGGCTTCGGCGCTCCATATTTCAACTCGACGGCGGCCTATGCGGTCGCGATGGCTGTTCATGTCGGCGTGAAGCGCATCTCGCTGTTCGGGATCGATTACACCCTTCCCAACGCGCACTCGGCCGAAAAGGGCCGGGCCTGCGTCGAATACTGGCTGGGCATCGCCTCGGCTCGAGGAATCCAGATCACGGTTCCCGAACAGACCTCCTTGCTGGACGCCTGCGCGCCCGAGAAGGAACGGCTCTACGGCTACGACTGCGTCGATGTCGAAGTGACCGAGCGCGAGGGCGGCGGGTTCGCTGTCTCCTTCACCGAGTTGGCCGAAGAACCGGACGCGGCAGAGATAGAGCGCCGGTACGACCACAGCCGACACCCAAACCGCCTGATCGGGGGATAGACTATGGCCCTCGCACCGGTCCGCACCGTCGCCCCGGCCTCGACCCCGGTGTCACTGGTTGAGGCAAAGGCCCACCTTCGGGTCGATCACACGGACGATGACACGCTCATCACTGGCCTGATCGCCGCCGCTACCGACCATCTGGACGGCTACACCGGGATCCTCGGCCGCGCGATCATCACCCAGACGTGGCGTCAGGACTTCTATCGCTTCACGCCGCAGATGCGCCTTCCGCTGCATCCCGTCGCGTCCGTGACGAGCGTCACCTATTACGACGGCGACAATGCCCAGCAGACGCTTTCGACGGCTATCTACGAGCTTCTGACGGACGGCGCTGGCGCCTATATCGCCCGGAAAGCGGACCAGGCTTGGCCCGGCACGAAGAACCGGGAAGCCGCCATCTCCGTGACGTTCGTTGCGGGCGAGGCTTCGGCCCCTGCGGCGATCAAGACGGCCATCCTTTTGGCTGTCGGCCACCTCTATGAGAACCGCGAGGCGGTGTCGGAGGGCAACTTCGCCGAGCTTCCGATGGCTGTCTCGGCACTGATCGCCCCCTACCGCCGCGTCGGTGTCTGATGCGCGCCGGCAAGCTGGACCGCAAGATCATCCTCCAGCGGTTCACCGAGACCCGCGACGAGTTCAACGAGCCGGTGAAGTCCTGGTCCACTCTGGCCACCCGTTCGGCCTCGTATGAGCCACTGTCGGATGGCGAGCGGTTCCGGGCTGGCGAGACGGCGGCCAATGCGTCGGCGCGGTTTGTGATCCGGCACTCGGCCGCGGTTGCTGACTTGAGCCCGCTCGATCGGCTGACCTTCGGCGGGGTTGTGTACGAAATCTCCCACGTCAAAGAGGCCAAGGGCCGGGGTGTGGCCATAGAAATCACGGCCCACGCGCGAGCCGATGGCTAAGGGCGTCACGGTCTCGATCTCCGGACTGCGCGAGATCGACGAGGCCCTCGGCAAGCTCGGAAAAACGACAGGCCGGAATGTTCTGCGCCGTGTCGCGATTGCCCGCCTTGAGCCGATGGCTGAGGACGCGCGGCGCCACGCATCGGCGAACAACTGGTCCGGCGATCTGGCCGACAGCATCGGCGTCTCAACGAAACTGGCCGGCTACGCCAAGCGCCTGAACAAGCGGTCCAAGAGCGAGGTCGAGGTCCACATGGGGCCGGGCGGTCGAGGTGGGTCCAAGGCGCCGCCTCAAGGATCACTGCAAGAGTTCGGCACCCAGCACCATCCGCCTCAACCCTCGATCCGCCCCGCATGGGACGCGGGCAAGGACCAACTGCCGGACGGCATCGGTGCGGACCTCTGGGCCGAGATCAGCAAGGCCGCCGCGAGGCAGGCGAAGAAGGCCGCGCGGCTTGCCGCAAAGGGCTGACTCTGATAGGAATTGTCGGGCTGACAAGGTGGTTCGAAGCACCTCGCCAGCCCTAACCAACCCGAACGGATGAGGTTCGACGTGGCTGCTGATCCAGTATGCAAGATTGAAGGTTGCGGCAAGCCTGCCGGCGGGCGCAACACTGCCCGTGGTTGGTGCAGAAGCCACTACGACCGGTGGCGCACACACGGAAATCCGCTGGCGGGAAACACGCCGCGCGGGTCGTGCCGGGATTTTATTGAAGAAGCTGCTCGCGGGCTTGCTGGCGATGAGTGCCTAATGTGGCCCTTTGCACAGCATCCGGACGGTTACGGTAACGTCAATTATCCCGGCTTTGTGACGAAGCAGGCCCACCGCATCGTCTGCATTCTGGCGCACGGCGAACCGCCGGAACAGGGCCTGGATGCGGCTCATTCGTGCGGAAATGCTGGGTGCTGCAATCCCCATCACCTTCGCTGGGCGACCCGGGCAGAGAACAACGCCGACAAGATCGTGCACGGAACGCAGACGCGGGGCGAAACCCACCCCGGCGCCAAACTGTCAGACCCGGAAGTTCTTGAGATACGGCGTCGCGCTCAAGAGGGCGAGGCGCACAGGACGATCGCGGCGAGCTTCGGAATCTCCGAGGGCTACGTTTGGGCGATAAAATCTAAGGCTCAGTGGTCGCACATTTTAGACTGAAGCGGAGGCGTAGATGGAGGCTGCACTGATAGCCAAGCTCCTCGCCTCTACAGCCGTGACGAACCTTGTGGCCCTACGCATCAACTGGAGCCGCCGCCCGCAAGGCGCCGCCCTCCCCGCCATTGTCCTGCACCGGATCGACGGTCAGCCTGACTATCACCACGCCGGGCGCTCCGGGTTGGTCCAGAGCCGGGTGCAAGTCGATTGCTGGGCTGAGTCCTACGGGTCCGCCAAGGCCATTGCCCGCGCCGTCGAGACGGCCATCACGGCGCAAACCTTCACCCAAGGCGCAACCCGCTTTGACGTGATCCTGATCGCAGACGAACGCGACAGCACCTTTGACGAAACGACCCCGCTTTTCCGCACGTCCCTGGACCTGATGATTCAGTCCGCCAACGCCTCTTAAGGAATAACTGAAATGGCTGCTTCCGCTGCTGTGTCGGGCTTCGGCGCGACCTTCGCCTATATGTCCGCTGCCGACACCTACACCTCGCTTGCCGAGGTGCTGTCGATCACCCCGCCCTCGATCTCGGTTGAGACGATTGGGGCCACCCACATGGCTTCCGATGACGGCTTCCGCGAATACATCGCGGGCCTGAAGGACGGCGGCGAGGTCACCGTCAATATGAACTATGTCGAGGCGTCGGCCACCCTGCTGCAAACGCTGGTTCTGGCGGGCTACGAGACGTTCAAGATCACGTTCCCCGGTTCCTCGACCTATGTGTTTTCGGGCATCCCGACCGCCTTCACCTTCGATGACGTGGTGATTGACGACAAGGTCGCCATGAGCCTGACGATTAAGGTCAGCGGCAAGCCCGTCTTCGCGGTGGTCTAAGCCTATGGGTGCGAACCCGCAAAAGGGTGAGGCGTCGATCCGGGTTGGCGAGCGCGAGTACGTTCTCGCCTTCAACATCAACGCCATGTGCGAGGTTGAGTACGTCCTCAATCTTTCGACGGACCATATCTTGCGGGCGCTGGCGAGTTCCCCGCCCCTGCACGTTGTTCGCGCCCTGCTTTGGGGCGGTCTGCGTCAGCACCATTCCGACGTTGATCTGATCGCCGCAGGGAACCTGATCGAAGAGATGGGAGGCCCCGGCCTCGCTCTGGACGGTATCGGCAAGGCGCTGGTTTCCGCCTTCCCTGACGCGAAAGACGAACCCGCAAACCCTCGGAAGGGAGCGGCGGCTGGGACTGGCCGTCGCTCCTTAAAGCGTGGGTCGCAATAGGCCAACCGGAGGAGCGTTTCTGGTTGGTTACGCCGCGCGTCATGGCGGTGGTGTTCGCAGGTGCGTCTGATCGCCTCGAGCGTGAGCAACAGGGGCGGGCGTGGCTGGCATGGCACGTCGCCGCCCTGCCCCGCGTCAAGATATTCCCGACGCTTGAAAGCCTGATGGGCGTCAAGCGCACGGCCAAACGCCAGACCGTCTCCGAAATGGAAGCGATCTTCAAGGCGTGGTCAGCGAGAGGATAACCGCACATGGCAGGATCGGCGGTCGTCGGAAGTCTGAGAGTCAGTCTTGGGCTTGATTCCGCACAGTTCACGACCGGGCTCAAGGCCGCACAGACGGGCCTCCAGCGGTTCGCGGGCATAGCCAAGACCGGCGCTCTCGCTATCGGCGGGGCCATGATCGCGGCGGGCGGGGCGATGGCGCTGGCGCTCAAGGGGTTCATAGATCGCGCCGACGAACTGTACGAGGTTTCGCAATCGCTGGGCGTGACGGTCGAAGACCTGACCCGGATGCAATACGCCGCCGAACTCTCCGGGGTAAGCGCGGAAAACCTCGAAAAAGCCATCCGCAAACTGTCGGTCGGTCTCTATGACGCCAGCCAATCCGCGACGGGACCGGCGGCTCAGGCGTTCCACGCACTAGGGATTAGCGCCACCGACGCCGAAGGGAACATCCGCCCCACGATTGACGTGATGGGTGATCTGGCGAAGCGGTTTGAAACCCTGCCGGACGGCGCGGCGAAGACCGCGCTTGCGGCCAAACTGTACGGACGGACCGGCGCTGACCTGATCCCCATGCTGAACGAGGGGCAGGCTGGGCTTCAGGACATGTACCGGGAGGCCGAACGGCTGGGTGTCGTTCTGGACACCGAGACGGCGGCGGCTGCGGAGCGGTTCAACGATAACCTGACCCGCCTCGGCAAGACGAAGGACGGCATCGTCGCCAAAATCTCGGCGGGTATGCTCCCGGCGCTTGAAGACCTTTCAAACTCCCTCGTCACCGCATCACAAGACACGGCGCTATTAAAGGGCGTGGGGGCCGGGCTGGGCTGGACCCTCAAGGCGCTGGCATCAACCGCCCTCGCTGTCGGCGGGACGTTCTATGCGTTGGCTCGGTCTATCGGGCTTGCGGCAATCGTCGCTTACAAGTGGGCGCGGCAAGACTTCGCGGGCGCAGCGGTTTCGCTCTCTGTCCAAGGCGCTTCTATTCAGCGGACCCTCGACAGCCTGAACGGCATTCACACCCGGAGGTGGGCTGGCGGCGGGAGTGGCC